GCAGAAACGGCAAGAACGTCTTGACCTTCATTACCAGCAATATCAATACCTTTATGTTCACGCATTTCACCAGTAACAGGATGAACCCTCATGCCTTGTTCACTAGTAATACGCATACCTGTTGTATTGGTGGTTGCAGTAGGTACTGGTCCTGCTTTAGTAACTGCTTCATTAATCATAGGTTCATATGATGCTTTGTTACCTGTTTTACCGGTTGTCCAAACACTTAATGCATCAGATAATGGCATATCTGCGTATTTGTTTTCCCATAATTTTCTTTGAGCACCACGACCTTTTTCCATCGTTGGAAACTTTAACATTGTTCCAACTTCATTAGTATCACCCAATTCTGCACCAAACTCTTTTGCATATTCAGGAATTTGGCCACCTTTTGGAATTATGATTGCACCAGGATTATTCATTCTGTTAGGCAATGTACCTAACTTATTAGCACCTTCACCTTTTGCTTGAGCATCAAGTAATGCTTCTTGTTGGTCTTTTGATAATTGTTTGAAAGTCAAACCACCTGCACCACCAGTTTCTTTATCTTTATCACCAAAATTAGGAATAACTGTTTTCCAATCAACATTAGCTAGTGCTTTTTCAGCCAACAAAAATGAACCTATTGCACCACCTGCCATAAGTCCATATTTTAAGAAACCAGATTTCTTGACTTTGCGAGTTATGCGACCAACCAATGAAGGTCTTTTACCAGTTAAAACTTCAACTATTTCTTCTAAATGTGTTTCTTTTTGGTCGTCTAATTGTTTTCTATACTTTTTATCTTTTTTGGCCTTTTGTTTTTCCCACTTGGCAATGTTTCTTTCCAAATTAAATAATTTAGCCAAAATGTCGGCCGCAGTATCTCTCGCCTTCATTGGAACTTCTGAACCAGAACTGACTTTAGAAATTAAAAGATTCTTTTGTTTAACAGAAACCTTTTTTTCTTCTTTTTCTTTTTTTGGTTCTTGATTGCCCACAGGCGCAACGTCAGGTTTTACTTCTTGTGGAGTTTCTTCTTTGGGAGTTACTGCTTGTGGAAATAGTTTTGACATTAATGGTAATGTCATAAAGTCCTGATAACCAGGTTGAGAAGCAATTTCTGCTCCCATTTTCTGTAATCGTTCATCACTTAGGTCTCTTGATACCGCTTTGACCTTTTTCATTTGTTGTGGCGTCAAATGTGAACCACCATCGGAAAGTATTAAACCGATTTCACCTTTATTTAATAGTTCTTTAAATGTTTTGTTGTCCATCTATCGTTTCATTGAAGCTTGTTGTTTTATTCTTTCATTTTCTTCTTCAATATACTGAGCCAACATAGCGATATAAATGTCCCTTTCCCACGGTATCATATTTTCAAGTTCCGTGAGAGAATACTTATGGTGTTGCATCAAAGAGAAATTAGTTTTATAGTAATTTCTCAGGTTATCATGACAAAATATTATACGAAAAAACTTTCGAGACCTTCCATACTAATCGTATGGTCAAAACCGCATTTAGAACACTTCATTTCAATCTTCTTGTTCATCTTTGGTAGATGATTAAAGAAATCTTCTAGTTTACTGAATTGCTCTTGATTCAAAGATTCAATAAATTGCATCAATTCTTCTCTTGGTGTTTCAGCCGCATAATAATATTGTTCACCATCAAAAATATAATCAATACTATCTAATACCACTTCAAATGCAATATCTACAGCCGAATCTTTGTTAGAAAGTTTATTAACCAAAGAAAACTCTGGATATTTCATCTTAATAGTAATCTTATCGTTAATTTTAATCTCATCAGAACTATTAGGATCAAATTCAACTTTAACATCTAAAATATTAAACTTGGCCAACATTTTGTTGCCACATTGTTCACCTTCAACTTCATTGGTGCAAACATATTTGTTTTCTACAATCTCACCAACCGACCTTGCACGAAGATTCAAAAAGTAATATTCAACATCAATTACAGGCAGTTTATCAATGTCAACACCATCTGTAATGGTACAATTTGTTAATACTTGACGAATGTTTCTTTCAATCGTTTCTTTATCATCCGCTTCCATGGCCATCATCAAGTTTTTTTGTTCTTTAACTAAGAACGGTCTAAATTTAATCTGTTTTTTAGATAATGGTAAATCAAGGTCATAGACCGGTGCATCAATTTTTGGTAAAGCCATTTTAAAACTCCTCTATCAAATCAAAATTTTAATGATGTTATATCGTTTACTAATCCTGTGGTAGCAGCCTGAACAAAACTCTGGCCAAGACTTTGAACAGTATTGTTTTGCCATTGTGTATATGCAAATACAACAGCTAATTTATGGTAACCTTCATTTGACCAATCCATGTCTAATTGATTTACTGCAATTGGAAAAGCTTCTCTCAACACGGCCGCATAGGATAAATTGTTTGTTGAACTATATTGGTTAACAGATATATCAACCGCATAGTTTGCTTTGTATTGAAAGTTAAAGTTGGATGATGGATTAACCAATTCTTGCCAAGCATCAAAGAAAATCTTTTCTTTCATATCATCACCAACAATAAAAGTCATAGTTATTTCATTATAAGTTGTATGATAAGGCATCTTTTCAACCGGCGCAGAACCAATTTTTCTTTCTGTCGTTTCGAATGTTCTACCTGGCATTTCTGCATTTTCGCAACGGAAACTTAAATTTCTACCAGCAGTAACATATGGTGACAAAACAATAGGTACCGGTATAGTTACATCAAACCTTGCCGGTCTGGCAACTTCCGTGTAAAAACTCGATTTGAATTGATTAAGATTGCCTGCCATTTTACTTTCCTATTTGTTCTACTGATTCTTGCCATACTTTACCGGTTCTTGCCTTTTTGAAGTCTTGGACAGGCAGAAAGGCTGCCACATCCCACTCATTTGGCTGAATGGCAAGTATTTTTGACCTAATCTGACTGGTCAAGTATCTTTTAATGCATGGTTTAAACTCTACAAGCGACTTGGAGGCCTTCAAAATGTCATAAGTGACACGCAACCTTTGTATGTTGTTTCTCTCATCGTAGGTGGCGAAATCCATCAGTTTGGATAAAAATGCCAATCTGTATCGGAGTGGCAAATAATGCAGGTTTAAACCTAAAAAACCATCGTTATATCTTTCCAATACCAAAGTAAGTGGGAAGATATCATAATATGGTAACTTATCTTTGGTCTTTGGGTCATAATAATAACAGTATAAACCACCTTCCATAAAGTGGTTAACGTGTCTACTCTTTTCCGCCTCTATACTATCCGCAATACTACCTTGACCTCTAATCGTGGATATTTTTCTCATTAACCAGTCCAAAGATTCTCTGGACATGGTTTGAAGTTCTCTTGCGGACTTTTGAGCTGCGAGTTGTGTAAGTTTAGATGCCATTTGAGTATTTAGTTAGAGTCCTAGATGGTCTTCCGTAATAAGTTTAAACTCCCAACCACGGTCAAGACAATATTCTGTTGCTGCTTTCCATTTGGCCTGATTGACACCCCATGTTTGAACCTCGGTTAAATACTGTTTTGTAATTCTTTTACGAACTTCTGGCTGTATTGTTTGTTTTTTTGGTTTAACTTCTAACATCATTGTTTTGAGTGTTCCGTCTTTGGTTCTCATTTTTACAATGAAGTCTGGAAAGTATCGGTGTCTGCGATTATCTATTGGAGAGATGTATGGAATGGTTAATTCTTCTGAAGCCCAAGAGATAATCGATGGATTCTGGTCGAGCCATGACATCAACTTACATTCCCATGAGGAACGATAGATGATATTATTTGGGTCACCAATATACTTTTTTGGGTATTTTGGTATGAATTGTCCTTTGTAAGCCATATAAATATGTATATTCAATCCAAAAAGAGAAAACCATGGGTCTGTCAGTCATTCCAACAAATATAGGTGGAGTTAATATTCCACTAGCCCAATTACAGGGACCATTATCATCTCTGTTTCAAACAACAGCTTCAACAAATCTTACTTTTCCTGCGGATTTAGCTACAAATCCTACTATGGGTCATGCAGTTATTTTTAGTGTATATGATTACCAATCAGGTTTTAGTGATGGATTAAACCAAGCAACTAGTGCTTTATCTTCTGCAATTAATAATGTAGCGTCAGGCACTACAAATTTAGGTCAAGCAATCAATTCAGCCAGCCAAGCAGTAAGTGCTGGAATTCAAAGTAATATATCTGCTGCATTAAATGGAGATAAACCTTCTGTAATTAATGCAATTCAAGCAAAAACTTATACCAGAACTGCAAATAAAAAAGCTCCAGCACTTGGAAATATTTGTTTGTATATGCCAGATACTTTGGTTGCACAACATACTGCTAATTATAGTGATGTTAGTATGACAGATTTATTGGGTTATAAAGGTCTTTTAGGAAATGCCTACGGAGATTTTGCAAAAGCTGGTGGAATGAAATCTGTGGCAGATTTTGCAAATACATTCTTAAAGTCTGATTACGGTAAAGCAGCTGCTGCTAAAGTTGCAGGTGCCGCCTTAGGTGGTGGTGAATTGGGTGCAGTCATTCAACAAGCAGCTGGTCAATATACCAACCCACAAACACAATTATTGTTTAAAGGTGTAGGTCTAAGAACATTTAATCTTGAGTTTCTTTTTACTCCAAAAAGTTCAGCAGAAGCGGACACAGTAAAAACTATTTGTGATACTTTTACATTCTTCTCTTTACCTGGATTAGCAGGCGCTTCAGGTGGCGAACCAGGTCAATATTTAACACCTCCACAAATTTTTGGAATTCAATTTAAATTCTTAGGTGGTAATGGTATTGTTAGTTCGGTTGCAAATGTCTTTCAAAATGCATTAACCAATGCAGGTTTAGGTTTCTTGACCAGCACCAACCCATATGAAACAATTAATGGTGGTGCAGATGCAAAAATAATGTCAATTAACGATTGCGTTTTAGAAAGTGTTTCTGTTGATTATGCACCAAACGGTTGGGCAGCATATAATGATGGTTATGGAGTTCAAACTCGTTTAACATTATCATTTAAAGAAATGCGTATCTTTACTAAAGATGATGTTAAAAATCCTACAATTAACAAAAATTATAAATCTACAACAGGTTCTTCAACAACAAGTAATCCAAATGCTTTACCATCATTATCAGGTGTTGGTCCTCAACCAGGAGTTACATACTAAAAATGAAATATTTTGACACCATACCTTTTGCTACCACATTTGATGCAAAAGGCAATGCATTACAGTTAAAAAATTTAACATTAAGAAGTAAACTGATTCCTCAGTTGGCTCAAAATCCATTAATTTTTTATGCCTATTCAATTCAAGAAGGGGATACACCAGAAATTATTGCTTACAAATATTATGGTGATCCGTATCGTTATTGGGTCGTATTGGTCGCAAATGAAATGATGGATCCTTCATGGAATTGGCCATTAGATACTCGTCAGTTTACAACATACCTTATAGACAAATATCAGGCAGCTGCCAATGGTGCAAATGTTCTTTCTTATACTCAATCAACAATTCACCATTATGAAAAAATAATTACCACATATGATGATTCGGTTCAAACCACAGTAATCAA